GTTCTCTACACACGTCTGAGCTTATCTGATGATCCCGAAGCTCAGATGATGAAGGAGAGTATTATGTCTTCTGCACGTCAACTCGGATTCCCTGCTGACGTGGACCTGACATATGTCTTCAGTAATATGACCAACATCATCGACAACATGAGAAAACACCTTGACGAGTCCCTCTGAGGGTCCTAGACCTGGGATGTCTCTAAACTCATCTAGAGGAGAAGAGAGATATAGGTAAGGTCTGGGGAGACAGTATCCATAATACTCTCTCGTATCCTCTTGACAAATAGTAAAAGTTGATCTATGATAGATAGTATAAGTCTCCCCGACTTAGTACACCTATCATGGATTATTTTTATGGGAACTATTTACTGTATCGTCTGTTTAAAAAATAATAAAAAATATATTGGTAGCAGTACCAACATGTATGAGAGGATGAAAGCTCATTACAAGTCTTCAGTGTGGAGGAAGAAGAATAACCCTCTCTACGGAGACATGAAACTCTACGGTAGAGAACAATTCATCTGGGGTGTCCTAGAGGTTGTAGATGAGGAGGATATGTTAGAGAGGGAGAAACATTGGATAAGAGAATACAATACCATTGAGGAAGGTTACAACATACTGAGACCCTATCTGACGGAAGAGGAGAAGAGGGAATACAAACGGTGGAACAGAAACTTCTACAGAAATCGATCTAAATACACTGTTGACACGTCCCCCTAAACGGGTTATATTATCGGGGTCCCCAGTTCACCCCACCCAAGACTGGGACACAAGCCAAATACAAACTACAGGTAAATACGAATGTCTTTTTCAGACCTCAAAAAACAATCCTCTCTTGGTTCTCTGACACAGAAACTGGTCAAAGAAGTAGAGAAACAAAACGGTGGTGGCGGCAATGGTGCCGATGACCGTCTGTGGAAACCAGAGATGGACAAAAGTGGTAACGGATATGCTGTTATTCGTTTCCTTCCTGCTCCCGAAGGAGAAGATCTCCCTTGGGTGAAACTGTTCTCCCATGCCTTCCAAGGTCCTGGTGGTTGGTACATCGAAAACTCCCTGACTACCATTGGTGGTAAGGATCCTATCGGTGAACTGAACCGTGAATTGTGGAACACGGGTAACGAATCGGATAAGGAAACCGTTCGCAAACAAAAGCGTAAACTTTCTTTCTACGCAAACATCTACGTGGTCAAGGACCCTGCCAACCCTCAGAATGAAGGTAAGGTATTCCTGTACAAGTTTGGTAAGAAGATCTTCGACAAGATCATGGAAGCAATGCAACCTGAATTCGAAGATGAAACTCCTATCAACCCATTTGACTTCTGGCAAGGTGCCAACTTCAAACTCAAACTGAAGAAGGTTGCTGGTTACTGGAACTACGATAGTTCCGAATTCGATCGTGTGTCTCCTCTCCTGGATGACGATGAAGCGATGGAAGCAATCTGGAAGAAGCAGTATTCACTGACTGCCTTCACTGCACCCGATCAGTTCAAATCTTATGATGAACTGAAGAAGCGTCTTGATTATGTACTGGGCAACAAGTCCACCCGTCGATCAACCGTAGAGGAAGAAACTGAGTATGATAACTACGCAGCAACAGAACGAAAGACTGTCTCTGAAGAAGAGGTCATGCGAAAGCTTGAAGACTCCTATCAATCTTCAAAGACAACTTCTGACTTCAACTCTCCTGATATTACTATCAGTAAGGGAGACGATGACGAAGACCCCATGTCTTACTTCAGTAAGCTTGCTGAGTCCTGATACCAAAATCGGCCTTTGATTTCGTTTTAGGGGAGAAAAAATCTCCCCTATTTTTATGCCTTTTTATAAATAAACCAGTAACATGTTACGGGTAATGTTAAAGGAGTTTTTCTGGTTTGTAGGTTTATTTGAAGGAGAGGGTTATATCGGTATTAGTAAGGGCGACCCTGAAATTTGTATATCGATGTGCGATAAAGACGTTATGGATAGGGTCTCTGAGCTACTTGGTAAGGAACACAGATCATTTGTACCTAAAGGTAAGAGAGTCAATGGTACAGACTATCTAAGACAGTATAGAATACAAATGGCTGGTAGAAAGGCAGCATATATTATAGAAAATATCAAGCCATACATGTCAGAACGACGACAACAAAAAATAGAGGAGACATTGGCTGCATATAAACCAAAGACTACCTATAAGACTGAAGGGTATCAACCTAAGACCAAGACCCCTGTCAGTTTGCCATTTATTGAGGAAACGAAATGCTGCCTTTGATTACAAAAAGGCCGATTAAAAAATCTGAGCCAAAAATGGCCCTTTTACTTTTTTATTCGTACAATCTGATGTTCTCACCACGTACAATACGGTCTGAGACATACTGTGTTGAACCAGGTGTGTATGGCATAACAGTTTCTACATCATCGATAACCAGACCCACATAGATATCTTTAAGTAAATATATATTTCTCTTATCGTTTTGTATTCTCTCTTCGTATTCAAAGTTTGAAACTGGGTAGACAGAGGAACGAGTTACCAATTGACCGAGACCAGTATCATAGAAAGTGATACTCCAGTCACTTGGTACTATCAAACCCTTCTCAATAATAATCCTGTCTTCACTGTCTCTCACCTCATTGGTTTCATACTGTTTAGTAAGGTACATATTTGAATATGAACCATACTTATCAAGAAGATACTTATCAAATGATTGTTGAGCCATTGGCCACTCATTCTCAAAGTTGAGGATGTTATTTGATAACATCACAATCCAATCAAGATTTTCATCACCATAGATTTTATATGCAACCTCATCAGGTCTCTCATCACCAATTACCTTATACTTAGTGAAGTATGTAAGGTCTTGGAAGATATCCTCTCTAAGTTTACCTCTTTTGAATAAGTTCTTTACTTCTGTATAGTCTGAGATGTTTTGACCATCTTTGGTCCTGTCAACATACTCAAAGTTAGGAATATTTCTGAAGTATTTTTGTGCCATTAGTAACCCATCGTTTCGGTTTCATTTGCAGGGATATCAGTGTCATAAATTGGCATTACTTCAGAGAAATCCATTTTAATTTCAAATGCCGTAAGTGAACCTGTCTCTTCAAAGGTTGCATATGAACCATCAGGAGTATAATTTACACTGAAGTTAGATAATGCACATGGTTTAAATTTATTTAGATATGGGTGTTGACCACCGTTTTTGTAAATGTATTCAAGTTTAAAAATACGAGGAGATTTAAGAAAAAGAGAAGTACTATTTTTTTGTACAGCCATATTTCTTTTAAATGCTCGGATAATTTTTCTAATTTCTTCCGATTCTTCTTTAATTCTAGGGGTTAGTCTAAAGTTAAATGAAAATGTTCTCAAATTGGGGCCATTAAAGAGAAGTTCAAGGTTTGGATTGATAACCATACCAGTGGATCTACCAATCAGGTTTGCACCCACTGCCTGACCTGCAAAATATGCCGTGGCAAATTGTTTTGATGCAGGGTCTTTGAATGCATCCCCAATTGTCGCTCCAAGTTTTGAAAATGCACCACCAATCTCTTGCAAATTTAGATTTCCGATACCTTTTATGGCACCCATTGCTGCTTCACCTAATGCCCTCTGAACAGGGTTAAGTTGATCGTCAGACCAATTTACCGCATTGGTTTCTGATATTTGAGGCTGCATAGGAAGGAATATTGTCTCTGCAGGATTTTGTAAATCTAAATTTTTGTCTACGTTTATATTGTCACCAAGACCACTTGGCTTGTAATCATATGCTGTAATTTTTATATAATCGTATTGAAACTCTGGGGGTGGAGCGATTAATGGATATCTAAGAGTGACAACATTTCTTCCTCTTTGATTTGTAGAATTTTCTGAGGTAAATGATTCATTCAGATCCTCGATAGTTACGACTTGACCATCATTATCGGCACCTCCACCACCTCCAGGTCCTGGACCAGTTCTTGTAGGTACAATAGGATCCCTCTGTATGAGATCCTCTCCAGAGGTTCTTGAATCTGGTATGGTGCCATCAGAGTTCACCATAATATCTGATGCAGGATCTACTGATCCAGGCACTCTATTGTCAAAGTGACCTTTTTTTATAAGCTCTCTTTCGGTAACTGGAATACCAGCATTCACGTAATTACTTTCTGTTCTGAGAATTGTTCCTCTGATATTATTAAATGCGGTCGTTCCTTTTGTAAAAAATTGTTGATTGAATTCTTCTTGACTTAATTCTTTACCACCAATTGCTCTTTGTTGATCGTTATATATGTTTCTAAAGTTTGCTCCATTACCTTCATAAGACCATTTTGCTTCTCCATTTGCAGGTATTGATCTTGCAAGAAGAACTGGAGTTAATCTTTTTGGTTGATATAAACTGATCTCTCCCGTACGCACGTTGGTATAAGAATCTACTTTAAGACCGTTCCAAATTGCAGATGACTTAACAACGTCCGACATTATACTAGGATACTTTTAGTTATTTATCGTGAAACTTTGATATGGAATGGCTCTAAGAGTCTTCAGTTCCATGGGATATACTTTGTATAGATTACTCTGTAGTTCTTCCCAAGTATAATTTCTAAACTCACCCCAGTGATAATTAAGTCCTCTGAATCCCCATCTGAATATACCAGTCACCGCAACTAAAGGAAATCTATCGTATTCAACTCTGGGTGTCTTTGCTGTATAGATGAAAGTAAAATACTTACCAACATCAGGAACAACTTCTACTTCGGTTTGAAGCTTCTCAATGATTTCTAACATCATATCATCTTCGACCATCATGGCCTTGATACGATTGACTTCCTCTTCAGAAAATCTGTTGATTGTACTGTTCAGATACTCCTCTTGTTCTTCATCCATTAGCAGCCTTTAACTGTCTTTGTTTTGCTGGTGGGAGTGCTTTTTGTTGTGCTGGTGGGAGTGCTTTTTGTTGAGGTTCTTGAACTCTCACATTAACTTTTTGTACATCATTATTGCCCTTTGAGATATTACTTGTAGGTAATGCCTTTCGTTGAGGTTGTGGTCTGATCGCAGGTCTTTGTCTACTACCAGCCATTGCTGTTGATGCTGGTCTTGCAGAGATTTGTTTGTGTTGTGGTGGTTGTTTAGCAGCAGCTGTTCTTCTTGCTACCATTGAATCCTTACCTTGAGGAAGTGCGGGACGTTCTTTACCTTGTGGTAGAGCACGTTGTTGTGTTTGGGGTTTTGAACTTCTATATGGTTGTGGTTTTCTGTCGGGTTGTTTACCTGGACCTGTTTTATCTGGTGCTGTTGCAGGTTTCATTCTATCAATAACACCCTGATCAGTCTTTTTAATTCTGTCTCTGATAGCACCACCAACACGTTTAGCAGCACCTGTGGCAGCACCTGTGGCAAGTTTACCAAGACCAGTTGATGGTCTCTTCCTAAATTCTGTATCGTAACTTACTTGATGGATACCAGAATCACCTTTAAAAGATCCTGATCTGCTGATAGC